AAGTAACTACCAAATTCAGCAAAATCACTGTGTTCGAAAGATAAATGATTGTGAAACCGATATATATATACGGCTATTAGTATGAAAGTAATAATACATGTACCAATTAATGCCCATTTGATTATATCAATTTTGTATTTCCTCATATTATTGAATTTTCAGTGTTAATAATAATGGCAAAGGTAATATATTCGATTTTAAAAAACTTTATCTGATAAATATATTTAGGTTAAGCTCTTTCTTTTTGTCCTTTACCTACCTATCCTAAAAGCTCATATTTGCCTAAAAATAAGGCGATATGAATGAAATATTAATCACTACGGTAGTCAGTTCTCTTTGTACTGGCGGTCTTACCTGGCTTTTTACACTTAAATATACCAGGAAACAGGCCGAAGCGGATGCGATGCTATCCGTACAAAACGTATATCAGCAAATAATCGAAGACCTTAAGACGGATCGGGTAGAATTAAAAGACAACATCAAGGAACTGGCTCTAAAAGTTAGTGAAAATGAGCGTGAAATAAAAGCAATGAAGCCGAATCTTTGCGGTCGGAAAGCATGTACTCAACGAATACCAATAAACTAATCGTATGAGAAAATATGCTTTATATATTATGTTATTTGGAACATTGTTTGCCAGTTGTAGCCGCTCAACTATTGCTCACCGGAAAACAAATGAAACAATGTTGTCCGACAGCGTTACAGTTCGGGAAGATGCGCAAGAACAGCAGGATAAGCAGAATAGACATAGCACCGAACGTAATACCAGAACCAGTGAAGAAAACCGTGTCATCATTAAGTTTGATACAGAAAAACCTATTACCAAAGAAACGGGATTACCGCCTATCAAAGAAATCTCCTTTACCGGTTCCACCATTAATCAGTCGAAAGAAGTTGATACGAAGATCAACACCGAGAAGAATATAAAATCAGTTTCAACCGATTCTACAACAGTAAAGCGCCAGGTGGATAAGAAAGAAGATATTAAGACGAAAAGGGAAGTATCTCCGGCCATCAGCTTATGGCAGGCTCTGCTATATATTTGTCTTATCGTCTTTTCCTACTATTTATTTGATGTAATACGCGGTCACTGGCCAAAAATAAAACAGCTATGGCGAAAAATACTCAGACTATAAACCTGTACACCGCCATTGAGCGGATGAAGCAGATATCCGCCGACGGTGATACTTTCTCAATATCATTCAGAAAGTACGACCGTCAGCGGAGAACCGGTGGAGATTCGGTCAGGCTCAAATATGCCAGATTGCGAAAGAAAACATCTGATGCAGAGATAGAAGACTCTAGTTATAAGTTGTTTTTGACAGATACAGAAACAGGCAAGGCGCTGAACTGTTGGCAAATACTTATCACAGAGTTCAACGGGATTAAAATTTACGTATAATATGGAAATCAGAAGAACAGGTAATTTCGGATTTATAGATACCGGTGAAGGGCAGCTTATTTCCTTTGCCATGGGGAAAGGTTGGACGCCTTCCTCAATTAACTTTAGCCGGCCGGACAGTTGGCAGACTAAAAAAATAAGAGTAAACGGCGTTGATATTGTGCCGATGGGAGCTAATAACGACTTACCAGGTGAAGTTCAGCGATTACTGGATAATTTCTACGGTGGCGAGGGTATCATGGGAAAGATTCAAGGGCTGCAATGGGGAGAAGGACCGCACTTTTTTGAAGATGCCATTGATGAAGATAATAACAGGTTCTATCGGAAATGGATACTGGACGATAAAATACAGCAGGATTTGGAACGATGGGATCACCGCGAATTTATGCTACGTTCATTAGTAGACCTTATTCATATGCAAGGATTCTGGGTTAAGTTCGTCCGAAATAGAGGGCCGCGCATCGGTGCACCTGGCAAATTCCTTAAACTGGAACATATACCCTATAAAAAATGCCGTTTTGAATATCCGGACGATAACCACGACTTCCCGCAAAATGTATATGTAGGAGATTGGCCGTTTCCGGATCCTACTAAACTGGCTAAATATCCTGTATTTAATCCTACAGAACCGTTTAAATATCCGGTATCAGTCGGATATTTCAATATCTATTCGTTTTGCAAGGACTTTATCAGCACACCGCGCTTTCTAGGTGCTTTTCCTTGGTTGGAACTAGCTGGCACTATTGCTCCTCTGTTGGCTGCTTATAATGCTAATTCGTCGGCCCTAAGCTTGCATATAGAAAGCCCGCAAGGGTATTGGGATGCAGCGGAAGAACGAATAAAAGACATTTGTAAGCGTAAGGGCATCGCCTATTCTTCCAAGATGCTGGAAGACTTCAAAGATGAAGCGATGGAAAAGTATGCAGCGGGTGTTACCGGTCGACAAAATGTGGGTAAATATATGCACACGACTAAATTTTGGAATGCGGAAGCCAACAACTTTGAAGGCTGGACGATAACTCCAATCGACAAGAAGATAAAAGACTATATCGAAAGCCAGATACAAATAGCTAATAAAGCGGACGCCGCGGCAACTTCCGGCTTTGGGCTAGATCCGGTTTTATCAAACCTTATCATGGAAAACAAACTATCCAGCGGTTCCGAGAAACTTTACTCAATTAAGGTCTATAATGCCAGTGAAACAGCCATCCCGGACATGATACTTTGTAAACCACTGATGTACTACATACGTGCTAACTTTCCGGGAAGTAGGACGCAAATAGGACTTTACCGAAGTATAGTCAACGCGGAAGAGAACGTTTCCCCCGGCAATAGAGTAAAAGAGAACACTTAACTTTTTGCATAATACATCAAAACATATGAAAACCATTTTCGATAAAGACAATAACGGTACAGCGGAGTTAGTCGAAGCCCTGGGGATGATTGACGCGGGGACTGATTTCTCAAAATGGAAACCTTACATTCCATTAAGTGTCCGTCGGTTAACTACTATCGTCGGCCCGGAAGTTTACGATAAAACACTGGAATTTTATTATTCTACCAAACCGAACCCCGAAACGGAAGAGAAATATAAGACTCTTCTTTTGATGATGCAGCAATCTGTTGCGTTATTCACCTGGTTAAAGATTATCCCCACATTAGATGCCCAGCACGGAAATACAGGCCGTCAAAAGAGATTGGGGGAGAATGAAAAGGGGCTTACTGCCATACAGGAATATAAGGACGAGATAAACATCCTTAATTTGGCCTATGAGTCTGTAGACGCTTTGATAGCTTTCTTGGATAGAGAAGAGTTCGATTTCTGGATGAATTCAGAAAATAAAAAGGCTATAAATCAGTTACTAATACGAAGTAAAGAAGAATTTGATATTTACTATACCATTGGGAGCCATCGTCTCTTTTTAACGCTAGCACCGATTATCCGGGAAATGCAGGAACGCTATATTATCCCAATAATCACCCGGAAACGGTATGAACAGTTACTATCCGGCGATGAGCCGGGCGAAGGCTTTATTGATGCAGTGTGCCGACCTTTAGCCCTTCTTACTATGCAAAAGGCAATTGAACGTTTACCCGTTGAAGTTCTGCCTGATGGAGTAGTACAGGTTCAACAGGTCGGAACTGTGAAAGAGAAGATTAAGGCCGAAGCCGAAGCCCGGAAAGCTGTATCTAAAAGCCTGGGGGATGACGCGGGAAAAGATCTTGTGGCATTGCAGGACTTTATCGCCGCCATCGAAGCCGAACCGGATGAACCGGATTTGTATTTGCCTAAAGCGACCATACAATCTAAAGGTATAACTTTTTAATATGCAGGAGTTTATATACGATAATAAAATAAAGGAGATACCGAAGAATCTGGACGAACTATCACCGGATCAGTACTACCGGTATTTAGAACTTGTGTTGATGATGAACACCGGCAAAATCTCACCTTTTGAGATGCGCTGCAAGCTTGTTTCCCTGCTTCTTGGCATGAAGTGCAACTTTGCAATATACAAGGAATCAATCGTTAATGAAATAAGTGCCCAACTGTATAAGGTAGATGCTTTCTTTGACATAACGGAAGAATCGGGTAAACTAATATATGACCCTCATATTAAGTCCGGCAAAAATCTTTTGCCATCTTATAAGAAATGGAAAGGGCCGGATGATATGCTTAATAACATCACTTTCGGGCAATTTGTGCAATGTCTGAATCTGGCTAAGGCAATAGAAGTGGCACAAAAAGAGAATGATAACAACCAAATAGACGGCTTGATGTCTGAATTTGGCGAGATTCTATATATTAATACTGAGTCTCAAGTAGGAGGAAACAAACTACCGCCTTTAGTCTGCTTTCATTCCTATCTCTTTTTTTGTGCCGTTTGGGAGCTGGTTTATAGCGTGCCGATACCGATAAATGGCGAAGACATTAATTTCTCGATATTATTTCAGGAATCTTATGGAGAAAAACGAACGGATGACAAAACCGGATGGGCGGGTGTTGCTTATGAAGTGGCGTCTTCCGGTGTCTTTGGGAGTGTGAAGCAGATAAATGATACTCCTTTTTGGGACGTATTACTTTATCTATATAAATGCAGGTTTGAATCTATACACAATAAAAATCAGTAGCTAATGAAAACAAGTGAATCAGCGAAACAGGCTATCGGGACCTTTGAAGGTCTGGAACTAAAAGCATATCTGTGTCCGGCCGGTGTCTGGACAATCGGATACGGGCATACAAAAGGAGTGCATAAAGGGATGCAGATAACTAAAGAGCAAGCTCTTGCCTTTCTGTCATCGGATTTGGCAGATGTTGAAAGGAATCTGAATGTCCGCTTTCCTTCAATCAGTCAGAACCAGTTTGATGCTTTGGCAAGTCTTTCATTTAACATTGGGATTCAGGCATTCAATACTTCCACCTTATATAGAAAGGCTAAGGCTAACATCAACGATTCTTCTATACGTGCGGAATTTATGAAATGGGTGCACAGTAAGGGGCGGGTATTGCCGGGGCTGGTGAGTCGTCGAACTTGGGAAGCAAACCTTTATTTCTCTTAGTCATGGTAGATTTACAGGAATATGAGGACTACTGGAACGGTATTTGTGAACGGGTTCCAGAAATAAAGAAGGTTGTTCCAGCCACATTCGAGCCGGATATGGGGAATCTTGTACAGGGGCTTAAGCGGGAAGAACTGCCCGCCTTATTCTTCATTATTCCCAATGCACAAGGAAAAGGCAGGGACGTAGATAATCTTTCGGAATCCAACCTTTGTGTTATTTTGATAATGGATAAGACGGATCCGCAACGGAAGAAAGCATATCAAGTGCAGAAGGAAATGCAACCTATAGTGGAGAAGGTAAAAAGACTGATTCAAAAGGATAAGGCGGCCGGATGCCATTTGTTTAGAGACTTGGATTTATCCAGCCTGTCAACAATCCCGGAAGCCGGTTTCTATTCAGTCTTTGCCGGATGGAGTGTAGGTTTTCAATTTGATACGGAATGAATGAGGATATAATAAAGCAGGAGTTTATACGGGAAAAAGTAGAGAAAGACGTGCGGGCTATATTTGAAGCACAACTTTTGATTGCCTGCGAACGTGTCTATACTCGTACCAGATATTCCAAAGAAGGAAGAAGTTTCTATCAGGAGAAAGGCTTTGGTGATACGCTTGATCGTGATAGTCTTCTTCTGAACGCTTTGGAATCTCCGCAATATAAGATAGAAGCGTCCGGCAATGGAATCATATCTACCTCTAATATTCCTTTGTATATGCGCTTCATGGATATGAAGCGAGTAGGGAACTGGCAGATTTATAACAGACAGGTCTGGGGGATACTTTATAATAATACGATTAATGCTGTTCGTTATGAATACGGGAAGCAGGTACGGGATCAGATTTACGCTAGTTTGGCGAATGCTTTTTCAGGTACATCGGCATAAGTATAAAGATAATCTATATTAGATGGTGCATATTTGCCGTGTAGTTGCTGTATTTTGTAAAGCTAGTTGTTTGTGAACAATCAACTGTGTGAGAGCGTTCTTATATATAAAGTTGGAAATAGTATTGAAATTCTAATAAGGATATTATATGTGCATTAGGCTATTGTTTTTTGCATAGTGCAAAAAAAATGTATCAAAGTTAGATTATTATTATTATATTTGCAGCGAAATAATGTTTTAAAGATTTTGTAACTTTATTATATAATAAACGAAAGTTATGGCAAATAAATGGCCGGTGCTAAATAATCCACCTGTAGAAGTTGCCTTGTTTCAATTGAAATTTGAAATGGGAGATACAAAACTTAACGATTTTCTCAAATGTGATGTTGAGTTGCGTAAGTTACTTCCTAATCGAAATGATACTATTGAGGCAAGTATAAATTTGCCCTCATCCTCAATCCCTTTAGGTACTTCTAAGTTTTCAGGAACTTCTAATGCGAAGCTAGCTAACTATGTATATTATAGTGCTGATCAGAAATGCAAGTTGGCCATTACGGAAGGTAGTTTGACTTATACTGATGAACGAAAATATGTAGGTTGGGAAGAATTCGAACGTTTGATTTGTCAATACTTGACTATTTTAGCTCCTGTTTTAGAAAAGCATATTATTAATAGAACCTCAATCAGGTTTATTAATCAGTTCCCATTAGTCGAGTTTAGTGACCCAACTGAATATTTCAAAACACTTGTGTCATCGGCTGAAAATGGTGTACCTTATCCTCTTATAAAGTATGGGTTTAAATTAGTATTAGATGTCAGAGAAGGGGTTTATTCTATAGTTAATCAAAATCTGGATAAAATGCCTGATAAATATTTATATATATTTGATATCGATGTCTTGAATAGAAGTAACCTTATATTTGATATTAATTCAATTCGGACTGTATTACAAGAGCTTAGAGATATTAAAAATAATATATTCTTTAATAATATAACAGATAAAATAATCGAATCATGCAATTAGCTAGTTTTAAAAAAGGATTTAAACCTTTGACTATTGCCGCAAGCTTACTGGTCAGTAGTCCAACACTTATGTATGCAGATTTGGATCAATATAGTGACATAACTGCTGTGATCACCAATCCTAAGGCATCTAAGTATATTGAAGAGGTGGATAATCAGAATGATATTAATTTTATAGCTAAAAGAAAGTTTTATGATTATTATAATTCTTGGAAGAATAAGACGCTTTTCTTCTCATCTGTGAAATCCATTATTGATCAAGAAGATTTTAAAGCTATAGTCGCAATGGGACCTAAGATTGTTCCGTTTATTTTGGATGAATTAGATAAAGGCCCCTCTAATATAGTATGGGCTCTTAATATGATTTACAAAAAGAAAATTACGAACAAACAGAATGTGACAATTGCTGAAGCATGCAAGCTATGGATAAAAGCACTGAAGAGTTGATCAAACAGCAAATTATTAATGGCTTCCCCAAATTGGAAACAGATATAAATTTTAAATTGACTAGTCCCTGTGATCCTAATTACAATTGCATAGCTTGGGCTTACCATTATAAAGATCGGTGGATGTGGCCAGCTGATGGTTCGACAGCAGATTTGGATGGTGTTTGTTATTGGCCTGATGGAATTATAAAAACTCCAGATGTAGAGGCATTTCAGCAAGCATTTCAATTAAAAGGGTATAAGGTTTGTGATAATTCTGATTTTGAGTCTGAATTCCAGAAAATAGCTTTGTACGTAGTTCCTGGTACTACAAAATGTACACATGCTTCAAGACAATTGCGAAATGGTTTTTGGACGAGTAAACTTGGTCAGGCTTTTGATATTCAACATGGGACACCTTATACGATTGAAGGAGATACCTATGGTGAAGTCTATTGCATAATGAAACGAAAGTTTTGATTATAAAGTAATGATTACGGAGCTAATTGCTCCGTTTTTTATTAATGAGAAGATAGGATTATTTCCTACTCAATTAGAAATATTTATATACTATATAACCTATATAGTAGAACTAAAAGTCTTATTCTTTATTGAGTAAGACTTTTTTTGCTGCAAGAATCAGTTGCCTGACCCCCGGGTCTCATGCTACTTCACACCCGGATGTCAGCATATCTAACACCCGGGTGTAGATAGTACTGAGACCCGGGTGTCAGGCAAATAATTTGTGCAGTCTGGTTTTGATTGAAAACTATAGTATTTAATTCGTTTATTTAGTTTGGTAAAATATGGTTTATACCAAATATCTACATAGTGAAACCAAAATTCTACTTCATTTATTGACTAAGACTTTTTTTATCTAGGCTTTTTCTTTACTTTTGTTGAAATTTTAAAATTAAGACGCTATGGAAACACTATTAATCATTTTTGGTATATTAGTTTTGGCTATTATAATTTATGTATTTAGGGCTAAGAATAATAAACAGAAAGTTGCTGAACCCCATGTTATTGTAGAAGATATTCAAAATCTGGATGAAATAAACAGTAATGAATCCTTTGAAGTAGAAGAAGCTATAGCAGCGCCAGTAGAAGTTGTTGCAGAAGCAGCAGCAGAAGAAGAAGAAGTAAAGGAAGAAAGTTCTGTAAATGATGCTCCCCAAGAGATAGTTCCAGAATTTGAAAAGCAGGAGAATGGACTTTCTTTTGTTGCAATTGATTTTGAGACTGCGACCCCTAATCGGAATAGTGCTTGCCAATTAGGTATTGTATTGGTGGAAAATGGGAATATAAAGGAGAAAAAGTGCTTTTTAATTCAACCACCTGAGAATGAGTATAACCGGATGAATACTGCTGTGCATGGACTATCTGCTAAAGATACTTTGAATATGCCTACTTTTAAAGAGTTATGGCATGATATAAGGGAGTATCTGAATGATCGTCTTATCGTTTGCCATAATGCAGATTTTGATATAAGTGTATTAAAAAACACTTGTGAGAGCTATTCTATTAAAGATTTGAGTATACAGGAAGTGAAATGTACCTATCGTATGACTGGACTTGCACTGATAGAAGCTTGTCAAGGATTGAACGTCACTGTAAATGGGCATCATGATGCATTGAATGATGCAGAGATGTGTGCTCAAATATTTATAAAACTTAGTAACGGTGAGGTTGTAGATACATCTTTGATAAAGGTTACTAAAGGTGGAAAAAAAGAACATGATGAAGCGGTAGTTAATAAAGCGTTTGAAATAGAATCGAGTTATTTTAAAGGAAAAGCAACTGTCATAACTGGTGTTTTTGGAAAATTTAGTAGAGATGATATAAAGGATATATTAGAACATCATGGGGCAATTATAAAAGGAAGTATTTCATCAAAAACGGAAATTGTAGTTATGGGAATGGACGCTGGACCTGCTAAATGTTCCAAAATAAAAGAATTGCAAGATAAGGGAGTTTATATTGTGGTTCTAAATGAACAAGAACTATTAGAAGAGTTGAAACTTTAAAATTAAGACATTATGAGAAAACTTATATTATTAGTATTCTTGTTTGGGATAACTTTGTTATATGCGCAAGAAAAAGAAAAAACACGTACGTTTTACTGTGAAATGATTGGAAGTGGGAATTTTTCAGGGAATAAAATCAGAATATCATTCGATTTTGGAAAACAAGCTTTTAAATACCAAGCTTCGAATGAAAATCAGTTATTAGATGAAGATGGTAAATTGATACAATTCCTTTCTATGATTGATGCTCTAAATTACATGTCTAATAAAGGCTGGAAATTACATACTGTTTATACTGCTGCTATTAAAGGGAACGGTGCTCAAGAAACCTATAGATATATTTTGGAAAAAGAGGGTACTGATTTTGCTTCTGTTATGGAGGGAATTTATATGGAAAGTTCTCAAAATAAAGAAGACACACATTCAAATAAGAATGTTCCTTTGTTTAAAAGAAACATGAAAGAGGATAAATCTGAAAATAAGCCAGTGGAAAATGAACCAGCAAGATATAATTAATTAGATATTTTCTTGCCATTACAGATATTATCTGTATATTTGTAGTGCCAAAACCAGTAAGTGGCTGTTATCCACTTAAAAGAGCTGTTATGCTCAACTATTGTTAGGGCTTTTTTTATGCCCAAATTTTAAAATATAGACGGCTGTCTTTCCCTTGTGGATTTTTGCTCTTTAGAGTGGATTCTACTACTGGTTTTGGCGAACTAGGGAGAGTACAGCCGTTTTCTGTACTCCAGGTGGTAGGACTGATTTCTACTAAAACGCCAAAACCAGAATTAAAATGAAAACAGAATCCACCGGCACTAACTATGTGCCTTCGTTCCGTACTCAATCGGACACTAATACGCTTATGGAGCGTTATTTTCGTAGTCTGTCAGACTGCGAAGTCAAAACTTCTTCTGATGCATACTATGTTTCCGCTATCGCATGTCTCTGCTTGACATTTATTTGTCCGCCATGTGTTATCGCTTTCATTTATTGTATAATTAAAGCAAAGAAAGGAGTTAAACAATGATGAAAACGTTTGAATTTACCAAAGAACAGTCCTTGTTGATTGATGAAATGAATAAGGACCTGGAAAAAATGACGCTTATCCGGAAGCGTATCAGTCTGGTTCATAGTAAACTCATTGACAATCTACATGTTCATGAGGGAGATATAGTAGAAGTGACCTACATCGATCCTAAAACAAAGAAAGAATTTACGGATATCTTCGTTGCCGGCTGGATTTCGGTATATGCTAAAACTAAAGCGGTTTCCGGTCTTTTTTACCCGTTAAATAAAAGTGGCAGACCATCCAAGAAACTTAAAAGTTTAGAAGGCATTATATCCATTAAAGTAATTCAGAAAGGAGGGCAGAATGGAAACTCTTAACATTAATTCCGTAGTAATAGACCAAAAAGTATTAGATGCCCTGAAAGATTATCAGGCCGATGGAGCGAAAATAGACTGCCAAACATTGGAAACAACGATTGATTATCTTTTTAAGGCTTCCGAAATGTTGGGATATGCCGGCGATATGAATGGAGACTGTATGCTAAAACTTATATATAGCCTTCGAAGTATGAAGGAATCTTTAATGAATCTACTGCCGGACAGCGAATAATTGAAATAATTTCACTATATTTGTTTTAAATGAAAAATGTTATGGATGCTGGATTCTTCTATATTATCGGTGCTATCTATTCATTGGTTCTTATTGCCTATGTATTCATATATCCGCCTAAGAACTTCGAAGAGTGGTTTGTCTTTATCGGAATGTGTTGTATCATGACACCTTTTATCGGAATACCAGTTTGGATCAATATGAAAAAGCATCCTAGGATATAGATTTCGTGTCCTTTACTACCTTATTATCCGGTTGTAGTTTTGCCTATCACTATTTTAAGACGATATGGCAAAGTTACAACCGGATTATATTACATGGGTGTTATCTCTTAACGCTAATGGAATACAGAAAGAAATTCATAGTCTCCATGAATCAACCAAAAAGCTGAAGGAGGATAATAAGGGACTTCGTAAGGAAATGGCTGATCTTGTTATGCAAGGTAAAGCTGGCGGTAAAGAGTGGCAGAATCTGAATAAGCAGATTATAGAGAACTCTAAAACGATTCGCGACAATAATACTAGGATTGCTGAATGCGAAAAGAGGTTGGATAAAACAACCATGTCTGCCAATCAACTGAGTAAGAAAGCTAAAGAACTTTCTCGCGCCTTGAGTAATACTGTAAAATCTCTGGAACCGGAAAAATATACTGCTTTGGAAAGAGAACTAAGGGCAGTAACTGAACAGATGGATAGGAATCGGGCGAGTGCTAGAGGGGTATTCCAGACTTTTACTTCTTTCAGCAAATTGAAATCGACGATTGCAGGTATCTTTGTCGGATTTGGGCAGATGATCGGGCAAACCTTTCTGGGAGCTATACGCCAGTTTCAGACCACAATTAAAGATTTTGAATCTGCCAATGCTAATCTTGCCGCTATCTTAGGGACTACAAAAGACAGGATCACTGATTTAACAGAAGATGCTAAACGTTTGGGGGCAGCTACCAAATATACGGCTTCGGAAGTAACGAACCTGCAAACAGAACTGGCTAAACTTGGGTTTAACAAGCAGGAAATTCTTGAAGCAACAGAATATGTTCTTAGATTTGCAGGTGCTACCGGTGCAGAACTGCCGGAAGCCGCCAAACTTGCTGGTGCTGCTATTAGGGCTTTTGGTCTGGAAACCACGGAAACGGAACGTGTTGTTTCCACTATGGCGATTGCAACGACACGTAGTGCCATGGACTTTGGGTATTTACAGACTGCTTTATCAACCGTTGCTCCGGTCGCCAAGGCATTTGGGTTTACTATTGAGGATACAATGTCATTGCTGGGGACGTTGGCCAACGCTGGATTTGATGCATCGTCTGCGGCTACTGCTACAAGAAATATCCTGTTGAACCTTGCTGATTCTTCCGGTAAACTTGCTGTTGCTTTAGGTCGTCCGATAACTTCACTCGACCAGTTAGCGCCTGCTTTGAAGCAATTGGATGAAGAAGGCATTGATCTTGCGAAAACGTTGGAGCTGACAGATAAACGAAGTGTATCTGCATTTAATGCTTTTCTTGAGGGAGCTGATAAGATTATTCCATTGAGAGATGCTGTTACCGATGTAGGGGATGCATTAAAGGCTATGAGTGATGAAAAAGCGAATACGGTACAAGGAAGTATCAAGAAAATGGAAAGTGCTATAGAAGGGCTTATCCTAAAGTTTTATGAGTCGAGAGGTGCAATGAAGCTTGTTATTGATGCTTTTACCGGATTGGTTAACGGAATCGGGTGGTGTATTGATAAGTTTACTCAATATAGGGCAGTACTTCTACCATTAATCATTACTTTGGGGACTTATTTAGCTACAACAAAATTAGTTATGGCTTGGAATGCCCGGAATTTAGCAGGAACCACCGCTAACATTGTTATGGAGAAAGCCCATGCTATTTCTCTGGCTTTGTCTACTGCTGCCATTAAAGTTAAAAATATGGTAATGGGACTTTATACGGGGCGGGTTACTTTGGCTACTGTCGCTACGGCTGCATGGAATGCTGTGTTAAAACTAAATCCTTTTGTGGCTGTTGCCACAGCTCTTGTCGCTTTGATTACTGGTATTTACTCATACGTTACTAGTACAAATGCTGCTGCTAAAGCAACCAAGCAAATGGCTGAAATAGAAAAAGGAGTCAGAGATGAAACAGGAAAAACCGAAGAACAGATACGTTTGCTGACGGATGCCATACATAATGAGCTTCTTAGTAATGAGCAACGTTATGAAGCTATCAGAAAGCTGAAAGAAATTATCCCTGACTATAATGCTGAGTTGTCAAAAGAGGGAAAGGTTATCAAAGAGAATACCGCTGCTATACGCGAATATATTGCGCAAAAGGCTGATATGAAATTAAAAGAAGGGTATGAAGATGAGTTGATACAGTTAAGAAATAAGCGGAAGGAATTAAAGGAAACAATTCTTGAAACGAAACAGCATTTGGACGAACTCATACAAAAGGATCAAGCATGGGGGACTAGATGGAACTTGCAAAGACAACTAGTGAATTTGACGGATGATTTCAAACAAACTTCTACCGCTATTGCTCTGTTTGAAGGAAAATATATTTCTTTGATGCAAACTATGGGTAAAAAGACGGGCAGTAAAGCTCAGGAAGATCTAGTCAAGGAAACGTCCCTTCTTAAGAAATTGGAAACGGAAAAAACGAAGGTTCAGACAACTTGGAAAGAAGATACAGAAGAGAATATCCGTCTTAAAAATAAGGAACTGGAACGTATTGATAAGGAGATTGAGAAGCTTAATAAACTAGGGAAAACAAAGAAAAAAGCAGAATCAGGGGAGTATGGGAATGAAATAGATAAGGTACTAAAACCTTTAGAAAATGAACATACAGCTCGGATGGAGACTTTGAAGAGGAATCGTTTGGAAGAGAATAAGACGGATGCTGAATATAATAAACTTACAATTGAGGAGGACATCCGCTATAATCAGGAAAGAATTGTGGCTTTGGCTAAATTGGCTCCTCAGATATCTAAGTCTAAAACTAAGTATCTGGACGATATTAAAGCTAAGACCACAAAGGCAAATACTGAATTGTTGGATTTGCAGCGGAAACATGATGAAAATGAAGTGACTCTTTTGAAAGAACAACGCGATAAAAAGCTATTAATACAAGATTCTAGTTATAAGAGTGCTAAAACTAAGATAGAGTTGGATTATGCTAATCAGAAGATTACTCAACAAGCACGTGATATGTTATTGCTAGCCTTGGAAGAATCAAATACTAGGGAACGTCTTAATATACTTAAGAATTATCAGACCGAGGTAGATAATGTGGAAATACAAACCGGAAATGTTAAGGTCACGGCTGTAAAAGAGGCTGGGCAAGCTGTTTTAGAAGCTGAATTGGCTAATGCTAAAAGTCGTTCGAAACAGCAAAAGGAAATTGAATCTTTGCTTTCTTCTTTCAAAAAAGAGTTTAATCTGACTAATTTGCCGGATGAAACGACGCTGCAACTTCAAGTGTTGAAAGCTTCTTATGAGGCACGTTTACAAATCATCCGGGACTCACTTAAACAAGAACTTATAACCAAAGAACAGGCTGCAGCACAAGAAAAAGCCCTCAGCGAAGCTAATAAAACAGCGAAACTCAACATTGTAAAAGATGCGGAGAATCGTAAAAATGGGATATTAGAGAAATATGGTTTACTTGGATTTCAGCAGCGCTATAATATGCAGATGGACGCATTGAAGCGCGAAAAACAGCAGGGTCTTATAAATACAGAAGATTATGCTAAGGCAGAAAAGAAAATCAAATTGGATTCTTGGAAAGAAAGTTTTGATTATTTCGCTAATCTTTTTGGTAGTGCAATCACAGCTTTGCAAGATGCGGAAATTGCCAATATGGAGGCCAAATATGATGTTGAGATCGAAGCGGCACAGGGAAATGCAGAAGAAGTAGAGCGTTTAGAAAATGAAAAGGCACAGAAGAAATTAGAAATAGAGAAAAAATATGCCGATGTCCAGTTTGCCATTAAAGCTAGTGAAATTATAGCAAATACGGCAGTTGCCATAATGACAGCTTTAGAACAGTTAGGTCCAATTGCAGGACCAATCGCAGCTGCATTAATAGGAGTGACAGGAGCCGCCCAGCTTTCCGCTGCTAATGCTGAACGGCAGAAGATTAAGAATATGACATTAGATAATACTAGTAGTTCTACTGTAAGTGGTGAAAGGGTGGTTAATCCTACTGGTGGTTATGATGAAGGCGGATACACCGGAGACGGTGGACGTTATGAAGTCGCCGGGGCTGTTCATCGTGGGGAATATGTCGTACCAGTACCGGAAATGAAGAATAAGAGGGTCGTTAATATGGTTAAGGTAATCGAAAGCATACGTCGCCAGCGGACAGCGGCTAATCCGTTGCCTGGCTATTCTGAAGGTGGTCATGTTGCGGAACGTAATAATATGCAGATCGAAGCTCCATCAAAACTAGATAAGGCGGCTGAACTTTTGGAAGCAGCGGCAAACAGACTGTCTCAACCTCTTAAGTCTTATGTTCTTTTATCAGATATCAACGAAGCGGAAGAAATAAAGTATAAGTCAGAAAAACCATTCACAAGGGGGGATAAATAATGGCATTAACGATAAAGACACAAAAAGGGATTTATGACGTCCCCACCGACTTTCAGATGGAAGTAGAAATCACTTCTCCCATTTATACCGATAAGGGAAGCCAGACGCTGGCATCCACGTTGCCAGCCACTAAGCGAAATCTTTATTTGGCGGATTACATACACAGAGTAGATATCGTCAATGCGCCGGGCAAAGATGTAATGGCCATTATTGCCGATGGTATCTACCGGAGAGCTGGCAAGCAGAATATAACTTCTGCTAGTAGGGAAAGTGGCATTGTTGCTAACTTCGGGTTTGATGAAAGCTTGATGTATGAGGCATGGAATAATGTATCGTTGAAGAAATTGCCCAATCTGCCGGTATATAAACCGGATGGAGGTATTACTGTCTTAATGGCTCATTTAAGTAACGTCATGCGGTATAAGGAATCAGCAGATTATTATGTTTTCCCAATACAGGTGAAAAATGAATCTTCGGGTGATGTCGTTTATCCGGAGTTTGTAAACCCGATAGAGAGGGTAGAGAATGGTAATTACGATTTGAAGAAAAATGCGCGTACTGAGAAAATTGTGATTTCCGGGACTCTGGTAGACGTGAAGTTGCCGGCCGGTTATGGACTTTCTCCTTTTATAAAAGTATCGAAAATTTTGGAGCTTATATTTTCGGCCTATGGCTTCAAGTTGGTGGAGAATACCTTTGCCACTCATTATCAGCTAAAAAAAATGGTAGTGCTTAACAATGTGGCTGATGCCATCGTCCAAGGACAAATCGAATATAAGAATATGATGCCGGACTGTTCGGTTAATGACTTTCTGGATGCATTGTATTGCAGAACCGGGGCTAAAGTCTTTGTGGACGGAAATACCAAAACGGCAAAAGTCATACTGATTAAAGATGCGATATCGGCGAATCCCTTTGCAAATTGGACATTGCTTAAATCGTCTGATTTAGTACCGAGCTATGGGGCGGCGAAGCAATTGAAGTTATCGGCAGGGACTTCTTTTGAAGGAGCGGACGTAGAAAGTGATTCGTTTGAAGAGTTCCTGGAACAGTACAATGGCATCATCACAGAGGTTAAAGGTGCTTCACCCGGTTATATCCCGGATGATACATATATTTGTTATCAAGCTTCTACCGGCAGGTTTTATAAGCGTAATGTAATAACCAAAAATGTATCATTGGTATCGAGTGACTTCTTCCCATGGAACAAAAAGACTGTAAATGTGGAAAGTGAGGAAGTTACAGGGGCAGATGAATGCTTGCCGATGGCGTTTACTAGTAGTTTGCTAGTACCTCAATATCTTGCAGGAACGGTTAATCTGAATACCACCCTGAGAGGGGCAAAAGTTGAAGAGCAGAAAGAAGATACACCTTTGTGCTTTTGCTTTGCGATGGGACTTGCTACTGACGAGAAAGGGACTTCATCCGGTTATTATTTTGGCAGTTCTCTTTGCCGGGATCCGTCAGGCAACTATTTCCGTGATAGTAGTGGTAATACCTATACTTATTCTTTGGTCTTTCGTGGGGAAGATGGTGCATTCAACAGGTTCTTTAAAGAATGGGATGCCATTTTGAGACATTCCAATCATACTCTTACCGGAAAGTTCAATATAGACCGGATTAATCTTACAAAAATAGACGTCGGCCGTCCGCTCCTGATTTCAGGTCAAAGGCTGATGGTAGAGAGTGTAAAACACTCTATGCCATACCGGATAAATAAACCGGCCACAGTAAAACTACGTACTATAAAGCTTTTGAAACCTTATGATCTTGAATCAGAACAAGGTATAGTAGCGATGAAACCGCAAACAACAAAATGGGTAATGGTTTCTTATACGGATAGTGTATTTGAAGCTGCAACTAAAGCGGCAGAAGAAAGGCACGGGGTAAATTGGCGTGATGTTGGTATGACTGAAATAGTAAGAGAAATAGTAACAAGACCTTCTGATGAGGAATTTGCAGCGTATTTGCCACCGTCGGAAGAGGATGTAACTAACCGAAAGGAGATTCTTAACACATATCAGGCAAAGTTGAAATATAAAATTACGGTGGTGCTAGGTAGTCCGCCTAATACACATATGGTTAGTACTAATTATGAAGATGACCTGACTTATAATGCCGGTATCCGCGCCGAAAGAAGATAATTTTTTGTCCTTTAATAGCTGTGATAATATCAACAAATTTGCATTATGGAAAATGAAACTATATTATCAGCACCTGAAATGGAAAACGTTTCTGATGCATTTTCGAAGTTTAGGTCATTGCCTGGAAATGAAATTAAGACAATGAATGACTTTTATTCTTTCTTGACCATGCCAAGCGTTGAAAGGGATAAATTCTTATCTGATTGTAATTTATCTCCGGTGTTAAACGGAAATATAGTAAGACAAAAATTTGGAGTATGAGTTTAAGTGCTAATATATTTCCACGAACAATGGCCCTATCTGGCAATCCGATACGGCTTGATATAGTGTCTTCTTCTCCGGTAACTTATACAATTACGGTGGGAAGTGAAGTTATTTATGAGGGTTCCGTCGAAGAAGGCAATTTGGGTATCTTTATTGATGAAATACTATCTGCGATTGTAGAACCAACTAGATATACGGGACAGGAAACGGATTTTATTCTGGAAACTTCCGGAAACATCAAGCAATACACAATTAACATTACTAATACGGAAGGAGATAAGAAGACATTGCAGCAAAAAGTAGTGCTGGGTGGTATCAGTAAAAGGGCAATGCGGCATTTGAATCAAGAAGGTAGCAATATTTTCACGTTTAAGCTACTTAATGCTGCCGGTAACTTCTTTATGTCTACCCGTTCGGAAACCCGTACATTGGTAATTCGTGAAACAGAATTAAGGCCGCTGCTTTTTATTGCACCCAAAACTGAATTTACGGTCACTGTTGAGGAAGGAATGACTAAAGTCATAGAGGGGCTTACCATAGGTCAATGTTATGCTTTGAACTTGGAAGCATTACGACGACATTTTTTTGATACTGAGAATGTGTTGGTTAATCAGTTTGTCGTTAGTACAGACGAGGGAGAAGCTGTTACAGTTGTGATTGCTCCTTCAACGATAGAAAAAGAAAGATATTATCTGGAATTTCTTAATAGCTACGGAAGTTATGAATGCATTGATGTATCAGGTAAACCGACATTGGATCAAGATACCGGAGAAGAAGAAACATACGGGAAATATGACGAGTTGGTAAACGACTATGTAGAAAGCCGTGAACGATTGCGAACCGTTGATACCATCCATGTACAGACCGGATTTAAGATAGGTAAAGATTTACTGTTTCTCCTTGATATGCTTTCCAGTGATGATATTTATTTACTGGGCTACGAAGAACGTGAAATCAAAGTTAACGCTTCGGCCGATAGCCTGGCAATTGCCAAGACAATGGGACAACCACAAAGCCTACCTATTACATTAAGATTTGCCGATTCAGAGAAGCACTTTACACAGGCTTTACGTGGGGATGATTTCGGTGATCCGCGGATTCATACACAAGAATTTAGTAAAGAGTTCAATTGATGGATGATAGCTTACAAAATATTACTGATGCTCTGATAGAGCATATTGATAAGGCTATTGCGAAAGGTAGTGTCACTAATCAGCAGGTAGCGGCGGTACTTGACTTCTTGAATGAAAGGTTGAAAGAAATTAATAGTGGCAAGTACATTCGTAAGGATCAGGAAGACAATACTATATATATCCTGTCCCTTCTGGGTGGCTTATTAGTAAAAGGCGGTATTGATGCGGACACAGTTAAGAGTGTATCAGCAACTTTCTCCGGAGATGTTTCATCCGCGGACTATGTTGAACATTTTTTGGGCTGGTTGATAACTAATACTGGAGCTATTGAAGCCGAATCTCTCCGGCTTCGTGGTTCCCTTGAAGTGCCGGAGTTGCGTTATAATCGGGTGTCTATTGTCTCCGGCGAAGAATGGAACGCTCCAGGTGGTGGCATCATTGAGGCGGTTGATGAAGAGAACGGCATTATTTATCTGAAGTTGGAACCTGGTGAAACTGCACAGATTGAAATAGATGATATCTGCAAGGCTGTGTTTAACAATGAAACCGGATTCCAAACAGCCTATTTTCGGATTACTGAGCAGATAGGAGAATCAACTTTTAAATATGTTCTTCGTAGTGGATATACCTTTCACCCCTGTAAGGCTATGCACTTCGTCGCGTACGGTAACTTCACAAACGAAGAGCGGCAAAAATCTAGCTATTCAACACAAAGTTACGTCCGGTATCTTACAGATGTGAACGGTTGGGAGATAGAATCGCATATGATAGCGATGCAGCTTGGCGACCTGTCTAACTTGAAACTGTTTGGCATCGACATGACCGGACATTCGGCGTATCTCCGTAATGTCTACATGACCGGAGTAATCAAGCAGATATCCGATGATGGAATAACAGAATGCCGCGTACCTTGCTTTAAGGGAGAATGGAAAGCCGGGGCTTATTATTACTATGACGAAGTAACTCACAACGGCGCATCATGGCTCTGTATCTCCGAGAAACCGACAACGCAGGAACCGGGCGAAGGCGTTGTGGACTGGTTGGAAAAGTCGGCAGCAGGAAAGGATGCAGTAATAGTTAATATAATGAGTTCTAACGGGAATATATTTCAGAACGGTTCTGTAGCTACCACTCTGACAGCCTATGTAACTAAGGGTGACAGGGATATAACAGATAGTGTTCCGGCTTCCCGCTTTTCGTGGGAGAAGGAAAGTAACAACTCGGATACCGATAAGATATTTAATGAGACCCATGTCGGGCACGGGCATGTACTTATACTCACCCCGGATGATGTCTGGGGACGTGCTACATTTAATTGTATTGTTTCACTTTAAAAAGAAATTATTATGCCAATCGCAAGAGGACAAATTACCATCGTCGATTTAAACGACGCGAAATCAATGAGTATGTATTTGGGAAGCAACCAACCGCTAACCCAAATCTTTAACAAAGAAAACAGTTCGTATGTGCCTAACTGGACGGCTTCGCCATTCCTTGTTGTCACCCCTGAACTGTATGTATCCGGTACGACAACAAACGTAATCAGCCGTTTGAAAGCTGCACCGACCTACACAATCAACGGTGGAGCGATAACAGCTTTTGGCGGTACGGTTGCATCTACTTCACCTTATGCGCTTACTATCAAGAATAACATGACTAGCGCATCGCAGTTGAAGGTAGAATGCTCCGGCATCTACGTTGATCCGGATACGAAACTTGAAACTCCTGTTAAGGCAGTTATCAACTACACCAAAACAGAGAATGCCGGACAGCTCATATGTGCCATTGCCTATGCGCCTAAAGGAAATGTTTTCAAAAACGACCAATCCTCAACATTAACCGCTCATTGCGACATGTGGCGCGGCAGTAGCATCGACGCGGATAAGGTTGCTTATCAGTGGCACAAATTAAAATCGGACGGGACTTGGGAATCTCTAGCGGCTTCCAACGCTTACGGCATTACAGGCACAACCACGAACGAGATTACTATTCCGGCTAGTGCTGTTCTCAACTTCGAATCATTTAAATGCGTAATCAAGGACACGGATACAGCGAGCGGCACGTATAACACGTCAGTAAGTGACATTATTTCGTTTTCCGACCTTTCCGACCCGTATGTAATTGAAGTCAGTAGTACTACTGGCGATAAACTTGTAAACGGTCAAGGCAGTACCACTATCAATGCGAAAGTGTGGCAAAATGGAGAAGCATTCGCCGACAGTGCCGCTGATACCAAATTTACTTTTGACTGGAAGAAGTACAAGAAGGACGGTACGCAGGATACCGCCTGGGGAACAAGTGGAGTTAAAACGGGGAAATCTATCACCGTCACAGCATCCGAGGTAGATGTAAAGGCAACATTTGTAGTTGAACTTTCATTGAAATAAACTGATGATAGTAGCAAGAGGGCAAATAACGATTAGCGTAACGAAAGATGGGCAATATTCCGTGCAGGAATACGCAAAATCCACATCCGGCACCGTTGCGCCTGTAAGTGGGTGGGGTAAAATCCCGCCTTCTTGTGGCACAAATGAATACCTATGGATGCGCACGGGCGTAGTTATTCCCCCGGCTACGTCCCCCGCATCATGGGCGACCGTTCGTATCGGTGCGATAGATGGGGAAGATGGACTACCGGGAAACACAGGGCTTCCCGGTGCCCTTCTTCGTCCCCGTGGCGTATGGAAGGCAAACACTTCCTATGTTAATAACTCCCAGTACCGGGATACGGTCATGTATAACAGTAATACTTATATCTGCCGGACAGACCATACTTCAGGAAGCTCGTTTGATGTGACTAAGTGGACGGTATTCAATGAGTTTATCAATGTAGCTACCGAGGTGTTATTAGCTCAAAATGCTAGGATTGACGTTCTGGGAACTTCCGGTATCTTTGTCGGTAATCTTGAAAAGACCCAAGGATGGATAATGTCGGAAGGTTCAATTAGACATAACGTGACCGGTCTTGAACTTACCGCTGATGGACGTCTTGTTAATCCTGACGGACTAGAGTTTTCTGTAGGGGGAATTGAAAGTGCAGTGCAGAATACGATGCAAAGTGGGGATAATATCGTCCCGAATAGTGACTATTCTGTCCAAAAAACGACTCATCCAGGATGGGACGAAAGTCTCAATGGAACAACCTCTGCAACCGGGTGGAGCGACTACGATGGTAGTGTTACCAATCCATCACAGGGATATCATGCACATTTGAATACAAGCAAATTTGCTTTTCCTGTATTTGAGTTTAAAACAAGGTATGTGAAACAGGGTGGTTTAAGTTATTCTAATCTTGACAGCTACGGTTCATGGACTATAGATGGTATATATCGTAAATCGCCCAAAATCACACATAGTCAAATAACTCGTGAAAAGGTCTACTTCTACACTGATACTCCTAATGCAGTTGTACAACTGGAAATAAAAGTCAGTTCGGAACCCAACTATGACTTTTTATTCGTCGGCAAACTGGATGATGCAAACGCCAGCTATTCAAGTTATCAGGATCGAATATCAGGTACTATCACAGGTAAAGCCGTATCTATAACTGTTGCAACACCAGGGCAACATTTCATAATTATAGGCTATAGGAAAGATGGTTCCGGAAGTACCAACAGTGATTGCGGATGGTATCGTATGGTTTCCGGTTATGTGGCTTCATCTTCTAATATATCACGTAGTTCTAAAACATCGGTAAATATTGAACGGTATATTAGTGATATGCAGGTAGGTGATGAATGCCAATTGAGCTTTGAAGTGTACTCCGATGCGACCGTTCTGAATTTCACTTATGCTATTGATGGTAATTCGGGACAGAAAACATTTACTTCAACAGAACTCAATAAGTGGGTCACTGTATCTAAAACCTTTATAGTAAAGAGTATTGCTTCAGTACCTAAGTTGACATTTACAGTTGCTCCCAATACAGGAACAGGTTATTTAAGAAACGTCTCAATAAAAAGACTTAGCGGACTTGCCAAAGAACTGATTAAAACAGGAATCGACATCACACGCAATAAGATTGTGCTTACTGCCGATACAATACTCATGCAGAGTAATTCAGGCGAGGAGTTTGCCTTGTTCACAACTGATGAAAATGGTGATACAAAAATTAACGCGTCGTATATCAATACAGAAAATCTGATAGTTACCACTGGTGCCAAGATAGGCGGATTCAAAGTAAATGACTCTAATCTGAAGAATATTGATAATAGAGACTGCTGGATAAGTATAGAATGCACTAATGGTGATTCTACAAGATATTCCTCTCTTGGTAATAATATTCCTTCTGTAGCCGGCTACGATGTTGCTGGATATTTTCAGGCGACAGGTTCTGACTGGAATAAGGCACTCATGTTAAGAGCATCGGGAAGTACTTCACCTATGTGGGGTGGTGGAAATCACAATTTGGCAATAGATGCTGTTGGTGGCTGTAAATGGACTATGGAAGGAGGTGATTATTGGTGTATGCCCGGATTACTAGGTATTGTACGTTTTTTGTGTTCATATGCCAATAATACATATACTTATTCAATACGAAAAGAATGGGGAAACGGAATACCTGACGTACAAGTTGTCAACTTCTCTATCCCGGACATGTATATTCATGTAGGTTTTGTCACTACTAAATATGGATTCTATTCTGTAACCGGACAACCTGTCGGACCTGCTCCAAAGGAAGGCATATGGGACTCTACTCTAGTAATAGAAGCTTTGGATCAGAACGGATTTATTTTTTCAACTTGGAGGAATGGAAGTAAGTTCATTCCTAGACAGGTTGACCTATATATATTTGGAACACCTCATAACCAATAAAAACAATGAAAATAGACTTTAGAAAAATTCAAGTAAAAAACATCGAGGGCACTGTTGAACCTTTCGATATTAGCAAAGTATTAGGTAATACTATCTACCAGAAAACTGCCGATTTAGGCGAGTTGGAATTAGCACAAAACATCTACAAGAATGGTGAAGTAGAATTATCGCCGGAACAGGTAGAACGCATCAAAGAATACGTAAAAACAAACTTTGTTGCTGTTGTACAGATTGCAGTGAATGAAGTTATGCAGATTTAATATATAAAAGAAAGATTTGGGGGAAGAAAAGCCCCCAGCCTGTTAGTAGTATCTCACCACGTACTAACAAAATGCGATATGCCGCACAGCTGGGGGCTAAGAACCTCTGCTGCGGTATATCGCATTTGTTTTTACGTGGTGAGGTCGCAAAGGTAATAAAATAAAAAATACAATGAATAAATATTATGAAATATTGAATAAGATACTGATCGATGGTAAAGTTCAAAATAATAAAAAAGGGAATATTAAGTATCTTTTGAATGAGCAACTATCTTTGTCCCCTAATGATTTGCTTGATATTTTTGAAGGGCATAATATCGCTAGAAAGAAACTGA